ACTCCGTTAAAGGCTGTTATAGGCTCTCCGTCAGGTAAAGCTACTGTAAAAGGCTCGGATAATTCATAAACATAATTATAATTTTTAACAACCTCTTGCCAATCGTCTAACGAATTAAAGTTATTGTCTTGCACTCTAATAATAGTGTTGTTAACACAATAGCCTATCGTATCGTGCGTGTATATATTGCTCGGTGTTTGTTGCTCATAAATTTCACAAAGACTGTTAGCCAAATTGCTTGATACACTATTAGACTTTGCGTCTGAAAGTCTTTGTGAAAAAAAGTAACGATTCCCCCAAAGTCCATAACTCCAATTACCAGCGTTAAAAGATTGTATTTTATGTGTTACAGTTATCTCCCTCTTGCCGTT